GTGAATACGTTGGCCGCATTAGTTAGGGCCGAATCTGGGTCTCCAATTTGTATAACGCCTGAGCCTGTGCCTGCGAAGAGGGTTCCGTCAGCAGTGTTAACCGCGAGTTCGCCAGCAAGGAGGTCTGCCAATACTGGCACTGCTGCGGGGGTGCTGCTATTCTTAGTGATGATTGCTGTTGCCATTGGTGTGTCCTGTGTGGGGTGTCAGTACGTGAAAAGCCCCGCCACCTTTACGATGACAGGGCCTTAAAGCTAAGTGGAGATTATCCAGCTACAGCCAAGACGAATCCAGCTTCAGGACGCATAACCTGCGTACCGTAGATAGTGTCGCTTGTGAACAAGTCAGCAAGGAACTCTTGCTTGTACTGGCTCTGTGAACGAACAGCCAACTGCTCTGCGTGGACGTAAGTGTCCTTGTGCAGAAGAGTAGCAGCGCGAACGCCAGTCTCGATCACTGGGCAAGCAGTAGTGACGTAGCACTTAATGCCGTACAGTTCACCGATGAGACCAGTCTCAACGCCAGTGCCGCCAACGAAGTCGCTAGAAACATACCGGTCAATACCAAGCATTACGTTACGCATTGCAGGTGGGATGACGAATGAACGGTTGTCCATAGGTACGTCAGCGTCGTCCAGCAATTGTACAAGGCTACGGAAAGCAGCATCGTCAAAAGCAGTGCCAGCACCGCCAGCAGCAACGAAAGGAACCAGTGAACCTGATCCGGCATTCTTAAGGACAGCAGAGTTGACCCAATCAGAAGTAGTAGGAGCGGCTACTTTACCAGAGCTATCGCCAAGACCAGTACCAAGGTTCTGGAGGTCGGTGTCGACTTTCTTAGCAAGAGCATAACCAGCATCGCCAGTGTAGAAGGCACGCATAGAGTTCAACGCCTGCTTCTCAGTGATGTCTTCGATGAAGCGTGAGTACTCAAAGTGCTGGTCGATCAGAACGATAACTTCGCTCTCAACGTCAGACTGCATGGTGACAGCTTGGCCAGAGACCTTAGCTGCAACAGCACCACGGGTGGGCTTAGGTACGTGAATGGTGTCGCCTTTCTTGCCAGTCATAGGCATCTTGGAGACTAGGTTAGCCAGTACGAGGGTACGCTTGTAAGCAGCGATGATCTCGTCAGACCAGATCTCAGGGATGAAGACAGCCTGAGTAGTGTTGTTCATTTGTCCGCCAGTTGCGGGGAATACAGATGTTGCCATTAGAATTACTTCCTATAAGGATTAAGTGTGGGGTTATATGACGCGATTCTCTGCGTATGCCTTGAAGATCTCTTCAGACATTGCAGCATATCGCTCCGGATCACTGTTCATTAGACGAACGATGTCCGTTCTACGATACATCTTCTTGGATACCTTAGATTGTGCAGGGTTACCTGAGCCTGTACCAGCGCTTTTGATAGCTTGACTGCGCTCTTGCTTGCTCACCGCTACTGTACGATCAGCTATCTCAGAGCGTTCCTTCCAATTACTAAACAATTCATTAGCTGAATCATAGTCGTAGTCGTAGTGGGCTGCTGCCAAGAGGCGCTTACGTACTGGAGATGCTTCTACCCATTCGCCAAACTTGGCGTCTGCGACGATAGCTTCCATGTCGGGGTGTGCTTGTAGGAGTTGAGCCTTAGTAGCTGCTTGAGTGTTGCGAGTGGTCGCCTCACGTGCTGCAACGATGTCAGGGTGTGTCTCAATCTTACGTGCAATAGCTTTATCGGGGTCGGTGAAGAAGTCGATCTCTTCTTCTTCTACCACAGGGGCTGCCTGCTCCTTAACGAGTTGTGCTTTCAGGAGTTCATCAACACTGCGTCTCAAGTCTCCTACTTCATTGGCCTGTTTGCCCCGAAAGCGTTCAGCTTCCATAAGCATTGTAGCCAGCTCAGCCTGTGACTTCCCTGCAAACTTCTCAGGTATATCAGATGCAGCTTCTTCTTCAGAGTTGTCCGCCTGTGACGGGTCAGCGAAGTCGAAGTCGGTGTTCTCTTCGGGCGTCTCGTTGTGTAATAATGGTCGTGCCATGTTATTCCGCCTTATAGGTTGTGGAATGAGTGGGCCTTGTCCGGAATGGGTGGCCTCGTAGTTGCTAGATTGCTCTAGCCTAGTGGTTCACCGCGCGCAGCCTTAGCCGTGTCGCCGTGATACTCGTGTTGCTTTGCCCAGCTGTGGTCTTTGTCAGGCCAACCGTGGCCTAAGAACTTGACTCTAACTGGACTAACAACTCGTGATGCTGTGGCTGGGCATTCAGAACAGGGCGCTTCACGCACGTCTCTCTCTACCCAGTATTCGTTACGGTGGCCTTCAGGACACACCATGTCTACTATGATTCTCAATGTACTCCCTCCTCTTCCATTCTCTCCTGCTCTATGCTCTCTATATCACGCTGCAAGTCCAAGAGACCCTGAGCCACCATGACCATGCCCTTATGTAAGTAGAGGTCTTCTATACTAGCAATCCCTCGGACATCTGACCTCATGTCGACTAGCTCTTCAAGCTCCTCAACGATATAAGCCCAGCCCTTAGACATCAGCAAGTCTCGTGTAGCATCAATGTATTCGTTCATGTCATCCATTGCTTGTCCCCTAGTAGTGGTTGCTTGTAGTAGTTCTTGTCCCTCTGAACATTAAACTATTATACCACACTGCTGGGCATTTGTCAAGCTATTTCTTGTCTTTATTGGCTACCGGCTTTGCTGCCTTCTCTGCCTCGATCTTCTCAACCCGCTTGCTTAGAGCCATGAAGGACGCATTGATCTCAGCCATTGCTGCGTTAAACTGTGTCTGTGTGATTACCATTGTACTCTCCTGCCCCTGTGAGGCTCTGTGTGGCAGCGTTCCCTAGAGGGCCGCTATCCTAGTCTGGAAGTCTGCGAAGTCCGTAGCGGCTGCTGCGACTGCTTGCAGTGCTTCTTTAGTAAATAATACTTCTGTTACTGCTGCGTCCGTTATTGTCCAGCCGCCAGCGGCAGTGAAGTCTATCGAACCTTCGTCACTTGCTATGTGTATGTTACCATCGGTGGCGTCATTGAGTGTACCTCCAGAGGCGTTGATGACGATGCTGTGATCGCCTTGGTTGTCCTTAGCTGCTCCACGTCCAATAGCTATAGAGTAGACGCCCTGTGAGTTCTGGCCCGCGCTCGTTCCTATAGCCAAACTGCTTGAACCTTGTGAACTCTTACCTGCTGAGTTGCCGATAGCTACAGAGTTCGAGCTGCTGGACTGCCCTGCGTTGTTACCCATAACTACAGCGTTAGAGGTTATCTTCAGACGCTCTGTAGCACCAGCGCCAATCAGCACTGTATTGTCCATCTGAGCAGCAGTCATGCCGCATCCTATAACAGTGTTGTTATCTCCTGATCCTAAGCTCTGCCCAGCTACGCGACCAATGGCTACGTTCTGAGAGCCAGTAGCTAGAAACATAGCGCCTTGTCCGACACCTACGTTACCTACACCAGTTGTTATAAGCAGCAGTGCTGATGCACCTATTGCTAAGTTACTTTCGCCTGAGGATATGTTCGTCCCAGCGTTTGAGCCTATACCTACGTTCTGTCCTCCTGTTGTTAGCGCGAGAGCGCCTGCGCCCATTGCTAGGTTAGCTGTATTACCCTGAGCGCCGTAGAAGATACCGTTTCCGGCAGTAGACGTAATATCAGTAGGCGAAGTAAGCCCTAGAGTAAACGTATTAAGCTCATCCCACGTGTTAGCGAGTGGTAGTAGGTCTGCGCCCGGTATGCCCTGTGTGCCATCGGTGCCTCTCTCTCCCTTAGCCCCTGTTGAGCCTGTTTGCCCACGCACCACGTTAATAGGGCTTTCGCTGGTGTGAACAGTGCCGTCATCCATCTGCATAATGAGACGGTTGTCGAAGTCTACGTCTATGTCCAATACTCTAGGAGCCTCCTCAATGACCGCTACTGCACGTTCCTCTTCAGGCATGGTATTAGTAGAGGCTGCTTCTAGGAGGGCTTCAGGGGCTTGTGTGGCCTCCTGAAGCATACCCATCAGCTCCACCTTACTAGCGGCGGCTTCTTCTCTGAGCTGCTTAATCGCCGCTTCATCGGCACTAAGAACCTTAGTGGCCTCTTCACCACACTTAGGACAAGAGGCGGCCACGCAATCAGCAGTGACAAACATCTCGCTAGAGTGTCCTCCGCTGCATTTAAAGCTGACCATCTCTCTCATTGTTACTTCTCCTTTGTTGTGGGCATCATAGGCGCTGGCATAAGCGCTAGCAGAGCTTTTTGCATATCAGCAGGAACATCAACACTTACTGTCTCGCTTCCTGATGGCAGCTCAACACCGTTATCCAGTGTTGTAGTCTTTGATATGTTGAAGATTGCTTGGCCGCTAGAGGGTATCAGCACTACGCTAGATACTTCTTCTGTGCATACACAAGTCATTGGCATGTCGTTCATAATTGTATTCCTTTAGGTTAAAGTGCTGCTACGCGGGCTTTGAAGTCTGCGAAGTCTGTTGATGCTGCTACTACGTCTGCTGTGACAATAGCGTTACCATCGAGTGTCCAGCCAGTGGCTGATGTGAAGGCGAGTTCGCCAAGAGATGAAGCTATGTGGATGTGACCATTAGTGGTGTCATCTAGTGCAGCTCCAGTTGAGTTGATGATGATGCCGTTATCGCCTTGGTTGGTTTGACCTGCCGCACCACCAATAGCTATACTTCTCGTTCCCTGAGACGTCTGCCCTGCTTGTAACCCGACAGCTACGGCCTGCTCTCCCTGAGACGTCTGCCCTGATGATAATCCGACAGCAACAGCGTTGATGCTTTGGGAGCTGGCTCCAGCTAGGTATCCGACAGCAACAGCGTTATCGCCCTGTGTAGTTTGTCCTGCTGAGTTACCTACAGCTACTGAGTTAGCGCCCTGATTAGAATTACCTGAGCTGACGCCTACGGCTACAGAAGCCACACCCTGCGTATTGTTACCTGCTGCATTTCCAACAGCAACGGCGCTTTCTTGCTGATCTGCGTTACCAGCGTTAAGACCGACAGCTACAGCACTAGATGCCTGTGAAATTCTACCTGATGAGTTACCAACAGCGACAGAGTTGCCGCCCTGCGTAGTTTCTCCTGCGCTTCGACCTACAGCGACAGAGGATTCGCCCTGCGTAGTTTTGCCTGCTGAGTTTCCTACAGCTACAGCGTTATCGCCCTGCGTGTTGTTACCTGCTAAGTATCCCACAGCAGTGGAGCTATCGCCTTGCGAAGTCTGGGCTGCGTTTACTCCGATAGCTACGGCTGTTGCGCCTTGGTTGTTCTGACCAGCGTTGTATCCTACGGCAGTAGAGCTTGCGCCCTGATTAGTCCTGCCCGCTGAACGTCCAACAGCAGTGGAGCTGTTTCCTTGGGTGATAGAACCAGCGTAGTATCCTACAGCAGTTCCGTAGCTGCCCTGTGTAGTCTGGCCTGTACCAACACCTACAGCAGTTCCACCAGTGCCCTGCGTAGTCTGACCTGCTGAGTTTCCTACAGCTACAGCGCTAGAGCCTTGTGTAGTTTGGCCGCTTAAGTTACCTATAGCGACCCCAAAGTTTGATTGGTCGGTTTGGCCTGCTTGCACACCAACAGCTACACCATTT